TCCTGCAGCACTACCTGATTGTCCAGGAACAATTACAAACCCAGCAAGCGCTACTTGTGCAGAACTCGGATTTGTAAGACTTGGAGGATCTGAATCATACGCAATTCCTTCAGGACAGTCATGTTGTGGTGGTGCGCTACCAACACCAGTGCCAGTACCTGCAACCCCAGTGCCAGTACCTGCAACCCCAGTGCCTGCAACACCAGTTCCTGCAACCCCAGTGCCTGCAACACCAGTACCTGCAACCCCAGTGCCAGTACCTGCAACACCAGTGCCAGTACCTGCAACACCAGTTCCAGTACAAGACTGTACACCAGTATACTCAGGCAATGAGTACAGAGGATCTTGTGGAGCATCAGTCGCTATTTATGTAAACCCATGTACAGGTGCTGAATCATTTACATGTCCTGATGCACCAACACCAGTAGCACCAACACCAGCAGCACCAGTTGCTCCAGTTCCTGCAGCACCAGTTGCACCAGTTCCTGCAGCGCCTACTGCTCCAACCCCAGCAACACCAGTACCTTTTGCATCCGCAGGATACTGTGGTGATGGCGGAACAATCTGCGGAGGATCATTCGGTGACTGCTCATCAGGAGTCTGCGGAGACTAGCATGATATACTTATATAACAATAAGGAGAAAAAATGTACGCATGCATAGTTAAAAATAGTCAAGATACCTGGGATGTGTTTAGTATCTTTACAGATATTCCTGATGCAAAAAAAGAAAGAATTGATCTTGCACTAGAGAGCGGTCTCCCAATTGTTGGTCAAAACTTAACAGAGTTTGGTATGTCAGTCAGAAGCGGCGCTATTTGGGACGGTACAAAGTTTAATGGAGGAGATTCTACATCAATGACAGAAGGATCAATAAGAGGACAATATTCATATGTTTGTGATGATGTCATCCTTCTTACACTTATTGGACAACCCAATACAGAAAAAAATGAACAACTACTATCAATATTTGAAAGCGAAACAACACTAATAAAAGTTCCAGAAGGACAGACGGCAAATGTCGGTGATATTTGGAACGGTACGAACATTATTAACATATAGGGAGATATCAAGATGTCAAAGTGGGAAGAATGGAAGCAAGCCCAGGGTGAAACAAAGCCATGGCATGTGCTTGACCCAAACAAATATGTAGAAAATGAAGAGTTGAGTTCTACTAGGTTTAAAATTTGTAGAGAATGTCCAGAACTAATAAAATTAACTAAACAGTGCAAAAAGTGTGGATGTTTTATGCATTTAAAAACTAAACTAGAGTCAGCAACATGTCCGATTGGCAAGTGGTAAAATGAGAGATCCATTTTTATTAAAAAGCATATTTCCACCAAAAGAACATACAGAATTACAAAATTTAGCCATGCATTTGTGGGCAAATGAAAAGAATACGTTTGAACCAGGATTTGGAAGACATCAATGGGCAATCTGGGATGGCACACATGGTGAAAACATAGAGCCACTAAGAAAGTTTCATGAAATGTTACTCCCCTTAGCCAGAGAAGAATTTGAGTCAAACACTCTAATTCCTTCATGGTGTCTTCTTAGTATTTATGAAACAGATAAAGCAAGATTATGGAAACACAAAGACGACAACGCTTGCACATATCACATTAACTATACAATTTTTCATAAAACCCCATGGGATTTTTATGTTGAAGGTGAAAAGTTCCAACCAAATGAAAATGATGCAGTTTTTTCATATGGAAACGATCAAGAGCACTGGAGAGAAGAGTTTCCAAACCCAGAAAATAACTTAGTGGCAAATGCATTTTTCTTTTATACAGAACCAGATCACTGGTTTTTTAAGCATGGTCCTCAGTATCTATATACGGATATTCGTAAAACAGTTGCCAACGAAGAATCAAAAAAAGAAACAATGTAGATGAATAAGTTATTTTTTCAATTATATAATCCGACAGGTTTAATTAATCAGGTTATGAGTGTTGAGTTAGCATCTGGACTTGCTCACGAACTAAATGTACCAGCAATAATTCACTATTCAAGATACAACGCAGACCCACAACTTTATAATACTAAAACTATACCAATTTTTAGCCCAAGCAGATTTTTTAATAAACAGAGAGAGGGATTTACAGATTCAGAGCAATTTCCTCATTTGCTAGATCTTTTAGATTTTGGTCCAAATCTAATATTCATTGATGAAAAAATAGATAATTTTAAGCAAGAGGATTTAGTAATTGACGATATCTTAAATAATTTTTACTATAGCAATAAGCCAGAAATTTCTGACGATGAAAAATTTTTTGCAGAGGGAAGAAAAAGGCTTCCACTAGACAAAACCCTTCATCTAAAACTAACTTTGGGATGGTATTCAAGATTTTTTTATGACAGAAGCAAAGACCTTAACAAGGCAATATCTTCAGTAAAGTTTAAAAAAGAATATACAGACTTAGCAAATAAAATATACTATTCTATCGGTCACTTTCAGGGAATGCATTTAAGATTGTCAGATCATATGAAAATGTTTGAAACTAAGCAAGAAATGTTTGAGGAATGGCTAGATAGGTTTGCACAGAATAATCTTCCAATAGTTTTGACAACTTGCCAGCCAGGTCACAAGATGGTTCAAGACAACAAGCATAGGGTTATACTCCTAGATGAGTATATTGTAAATAACTTTAAAGATGAATTTATGGCATTGCCATTTCAAGATGAAGTTGTATTTGGTCTTATTTGCAACTTAGTAATGCACAATGCAACACATTTTGTTGGAACACCTGGAAGTACATATACCGCATATATACATA